TGATTTCCGCGGCGACTATCGAGCTGGTGTTTTATCACCGCATTCTTCGGGACCGTACAAAGAATGGTGCCCCCCGTTGTCCGATGAGTCTTATGTGATCGGCGTCGATGTTGCAGAAGGTCTGAGCTACGGAGACTACAGCGTAGCTATAGTGCTAGACAGTTTGGGAAGACAGGTTGCTTGCTGGCATGGACATATTGATCCGTTTGAGTGGGGCAATCTGGTCTCTGCTTTGGGACAGAGGTTCAATAACGCCTATGTGATCGTGGAGCGTAACAACCATGGTCTGACAACCCTGCGTCGATTGCAGGAGATCAATTACCCCAACATGTTCATCGAGTCATCGGTTGATGGCGCATACGGTGACAAGCTGACCAAGCGCGGCGGCTTCCTGACGACAAGCAAAACTAAGCCTCTGATCATCGACAATATGGCTGCGCTCCTTCGTCAGGGCGAAAGCGGAATCGCCGATCTGGAGCTGGTTAACGAATTACGGACGTATGTCATTGATGAGAAGGGGAGTTTTAATTCTCAGCAAGGTTGCTATGATGACCGCGTGATGGCGTTCGCCATTGCTCTGCATGGACTTGCTTCGATGCCCAGACCGAGGGCACCAATCATTCAACGACGATATGAGTCAGTGGACTCAGTTGCGGGGTACTGATGAGTGAAGCATACGAGATGGACTCAGAAGAGCTTGATGGTGAGCAGGATCAAGAGATTGCGAACCTTGGCTCTCGACTGACCAACGTATTCCAAGAATACAAAGATGCTCGCAAAGAGACTGAAAACGAATGGCTGAAAGATCTGCGTCAATTCATGGGGCAGTACGAAGCTGATGTTCTCGCCCGACTGAATGACTCAGGCGCCAGATCGAAGGTTTTCGTAGGTCTGACCAGGACAAAGGTCATGGCTGCGTACAGCCGCATGATCGATTTGTTATTTCAGTATGGCGATGTGTATTTCGCTATACACCCAACCCCGATCCCACAGATCTCTCCCATTCAAGCCATGAACATGCGCCAGATGGCGATACAGCAAGTGACCGCGGCAGCTCAGGGTATGGACCCTTCGTTGAACGAAGATCTCATCATGGCGCGTATGCAGGAGCTTGAAGGTGAGTTCCTCGAAGCAGAGAAGCAAATTGCCGAGCTTGCTGCTGAAGAGATGACGAAAGAGATCCAAGACCAGCTCATTGAAAGTAAAGCAGAGATGAAACTCAAAGAGTCTATTCTCGAGAGCTGCATTTTTGGATCAGGAGCTGTTAAGGCTGGGACAATCCGCATTGATCGAACGCAATCCTATTCCCAGATCATGGACCCCCAAACGGGGAAGCAGGGTTTCGCCCTAAGTCAGATAGAAAAAATTATGCCTGAGATCGAGAGTGTCTCGATCTTTGATCTATATCCAGATCCATACTGCACAACCCTCGAGGATTGCGAGGGTCTTTTTAGACGGCATGTGCTAACCAGGAAACAGTTCAGGGATTTAGCAGACTTGCCAAATTTCGATGGCGAGATGATTCGCTATCTGATCAAGACGAATCGCGGCGGCAATCATACTGAGGAGGAGCATGAGCGGGATCGTCGGCGCATAGCGGGTATCAACGATCATGCAGAGTCCAATCGGTTTGAGGTTCTCGAGTATTGGGGAACAATCGATGGCTACGAGTTAGAGGAGCATGGCATTGAGCTGCCTGAAGAGGCTGACTTGTCGGACGATTTCAGTGTCTGCGTTTGGATATGCGGATCAAAAGTTCTCAAGGTGATGTTGAACCCAATCTCTGGGTACAAGATGCCGTACCACATCTTCCCCTATGAGCGTTCCCCTCATCAGTTCTGGGGGACAGGTGTGCCTCGAATGATGCGCGATTCACAAGTCACGATGAACGCAGCTACCCGGATCTGGCTCGACAACCTAGCGCTGTCTAGTGGTCCGATGGTTGAGGTCAACACGGATCTATTGGCTGCTGGCGAAGACCCAACAGATATTCATCCTTGGCGCGTATGGTTGCGTGAAGGTGGTGATGGATCGATGCCAGCGGTGCGTTGGTATCAGCCGATTGCAAACGCGAACGGGCTCAATCAAATCATTGAGCTGTTTAGGCGATTCGCTGACGAGACTACTAGCCTGCCCTCATATACTCATGGAGAGCAATCTCGGAGCTTAAATAAAACGGCTACAGGCATGAGTATGCTCATGGGAGCTGCTAACATCGCCCTGAAATCGACTATAAAAAATATTGACGATTTTCTCCTCGAGCCTATGATTGAGGCATTATTCCATTTCAATATGGAGTTCGGGACAAACGAGAAAGCGAAAGGCGATCTAAAAATTGTCCCCAGAGCCAGCACTGCTCTGATTCAAAAGGAAGTGCAATCACAGCGACTACTTCAATTCTTGTCGCTCGTATCAAACCCCATGGATTTGGCTTTAGTGGATCGTCCACAGCTTCTGCGTGATATCGCGAAATCTATGGAAATCGATCCAGACGAAATTATTAAGTCTGAAGAGAGGATGCGAGCTGAACAACAAGCCCTCCAAAATCAAGCTCTCGCCGCAGCAGGCGCAGGCGGTCCTATGGCTCAGCCACCAGGACCAATGGCAGGAGGTCAGCCGCCTATTTAGCAATAGGTTGGATGACGCTCAGAGTCGGTTAGAGCAAGCAGACGAAAAGAATTTTAGGTATGAGCAGGGTCGAGTTAGCGAACTCAGATTCCTGCTTGATCTAGAGAAGACGGCTAAAACCGTCTTGGAAAAACAGCGGACCCAACAAAGGATATCTGCTGTCGAATAACGAATATCCGATAAGGACTCGTAAAAAATGGGAAGAAATGACCCAGAGCGTTTAGAAGCCGAAGCTAAAGAAATGATGGCTCAGTTGATGAACCCAGAACCTGAACCCGAGGCGTCGGAAATTCAGGAACCGGAGGAAGAACCTGACCAAGAAGCCCCCTCTGAGCCAGAGGACACGGCTGAGTTAGTAGCGGAAGCGGCTCCAGAAGCAGAGTCAGAAGGCGGCGAAGACTCTGAAGCTGATCAGCGAATTGCAAAAGCTGAAAAGGCGATGAAAGGCGCTCAGGCGAAAATGACCAAAGCTACGCAAGAAGCGGCGGAACTAAGAAAGCAAGTTGCTTCCTTAGTTGAATCCGTGACTCAGCTTAAAGGTCAACTCGCAGAGGAAAAGCGCAACACAGAGAAGTTGCAGCAAGTGCGTGAGGATTACCCTGACGTGGCTGGACCTTTACTGGATGAGCTTGAATCTGTGAGAGCGAAGTTAGATGAACAAGCTGCGCTGGCGAATCAGCAGCAGCAAGCATTGTCAGATGAGCAAGAGCGTAAGGCGGCGGATGCCCACTTTGCTCGAATTGCCCAAGCGCACCCGGATTATGCTGAGGTGACGCAAACGTCCGATTGGGCGTTATGGCTCGATGAACAGGGACCAGATGTCCATCTGTGGGTTGAGCAGGGTAGCTGTAATGACGTGATTGCAGTGCTGAATGATTTCAAGGCAAGCATGGGAATCAAGCTTCCTACGCCGCAAGAGAAGGCTCTAGAGCGAGCAAAAGAGGCTGCACAGCCTAAGATGCCCAAAGCTCGAAAAGCCAATGTTGCTGGCGAAAAGAAAACTTGGACTGTTCAAGACATCGTCAACATGCCTCTCGATGAATTTGAGAAGCATCAAGGTGAGATATTGAAAGCGCAGGCTGAGGGATCGATTCGCCGTTAATTTTGACTCTTGTGAGGAAAGGTAATGGCTTTTTCATTTTTTAGTACGGGTGCTACATCCGAAGTGAACTTCATCCCAGAGGTGTTTTCTAAGCTCCTCCAGGCGAAGTTCTACAAGCAATCTGTTCTCCCCATGATCTCAAACACGGATTACGAAGGGGAAATCAGCGGTCAAGGCGACAAGGTTACGATCAGAACCGTACCCGCCGTAACGATCAACGACTACTCTGGATCGATTACTACTCAAGAGCTAGAGACAGCTAAAATTGAGTTGTTAATCGATAAAGCGAAGTACTACAGCTTCAAAGTCGATGACGTTTTGGCAGCGCAAGCTGATATCGATCTGCTCGAGGCTGCGTCATCTGATGCTGCTGAAGGCATGCGCGTTGCCGTTGAAACTGATGTTTTGGCTAATGTCGCTGCTGGCGCAACCACGGTTGAGTCCAGCACAACCACAATCACTGCAAGCAACGTCCTAGAAAGGATCTTGATTGCGGCGAAAACCCTTGATGAAGCAAATATCCCGGAAGAAGGACGATTCTTCGTTCTATCTCCTGAGTTCGCTTCTCTGCTCAAGCAGTCAGATCTGCGACAAGCAAATCTAACCGGCGATGGTACTTCACCATTGCGTAACGGTGAGATTGGAATGGTTGACCGATTCACTGTCTACCAGTCCAACATGCTGTTAGTCGATAGCTCTGGCGCCACCAGTGGTGCAACTAACTGTCTGGCAGGTCACCCGAAAGCTATTTCTTTCGCGTCCCAGTTTACCAATACGGAAACGGTACGCATGGAAAGCACCTTCGGTGATCAGGTCAGAGGTCTCAAGGTGTACGGCTCTAAGGTCGTAGTTCCTGATGCCCTGTACACCACTAAGTGGACCTAATAGCCCTTTGGGGGGTTTTGGAGGGTGCTGCTTTGCAGCCCCTCCCTTTTTGAGGTTTTGAATGGACGCAGCGACAACTAAGGATGAACTGTACGAACGCGCACTGGCTGAGTTTGATACGAAGCTAGACCGGCGTTTGAAGCTATCCGATCTCGAGGATCAATTAAAAAGGCTCGAGAAAGAACGCGACGATCCAACTCCCAAGCCCCAAATACGGAAACCCAAGACTG